GTAGTAACATTCTGTATCCAACTATCGGGCAAGTATTTAAAATATCTAGCGGGACAATCACCAAAGATCCACATAGTCACTTTATTGCTCCTTCGAACAATTCGTCTTTGAATACTATGGGGTCTGTTAGTAATCTATTATCAAGTACACCCTGTATCATTTGATTGTTTAGATCAATGGGAGTTTTATTTTTAATATTATCAATAATCTTATCTGATAGAATTTTATGATTTGATTTAATTAAATGATTAAATCTAATATCACTTTTCATAAACCAATCAACACCACTCATGGCTACTATATCTGATTTAAATTCATAATCGCTAATAATTCCTATTCTTCCTCTTGCTATATGTAATGCTGGAATTTCATTATTTCTATATAGATCGGCAAGCAGTGAATCAAAATCAAAAAAGTTTGGTAAGATGATAGTATGAAGATTTTTCTTTTCTGTAAAATGATTTAAGTTGTATAAAAAATTGATTAGAAATGTTTTATGCATTTCGTCAAAATGACTTAGATATTTCATATAATTTTGAAATGCATTAATTTGATCTTCAGTGAGATCTAAAACTCTAAATGGATAATCTTTAAAGAACCACCTTCTTATTAAAGTAGTGACTGTAATTATAACAATATCGTTATCTTGTATATTGTCTCTTTCCTCGTTAAATTTGTAAAACATATATTCAAGAGTTGACAGTGGTTTAGAATAAGATTTTACATCTTGTTTTAATAATTTAGATGTTCGTTCAACCCAACTATCGGGTAAATGTTCAAAATGTTTTGAAAAGCTATCGCCAAAGGTCCAAATAGTCATTTTGATTGTATTCCAACTGCTCTTGTAACAAATCCATTAAACAGTTCATCTTTTTGAAATTCTTCATTATTAAGTAGATCTATATCTATAATTTCTTTTTTAAATCCATCAGTAAGATCAATAGGAGTGTTATTATTAATAAAGTTCATAATTTTTTTGAATAATATTTTATGATTTGATTTAATCATATGATTAACTCTAATGTCGTGAAATATTAACCATTCGTAACCTTGTTGTTCGAGATGTTCTGATTTCCATTCATTTCTTGCAACATCACTATATTTTCCATGAGCGAAGTGTATATAGGGATATTGATCTTTAATTGGATCTAAAAAATTATTAACAGTATCGAAAAGGGTAAAGACTATTGTCTTTAAGTTTTTTTCTTTCGAAAGATTATTTAGATCTATTATAAAGCGAAGTAATTCTGATTCGTCTAATGTATTTTCAATAACTGACAAGCATATAATAACTACATCATTATCTTTAATATTATTTTTTTGATGATAGTATGCAGCGTATAATATATTCAGATCTCCAATTACTTTTCCGTAGATAAAAAGATCTTGACCTAATTTTTTTGACAGTTTTTCAATCCAACTGTCTTTAAGCATTCTAAAATGTCTTGTAGCACTATCGCCAAAGATTTGTATAGTCATGGGAATATTTATAGATCGTCTTCGTTATTATTCAAATTTCCTAATAGTTCTCTTAATTTGCTACTACCTGTTGTTGCTCTAATTTTAGCCATATCCTTAATTGGATCATTTGCCGGAGTATTTGGTGTTACCGTAGTTCTACTTTTAATACTATCAGCAATCTTGCTACGACCACCTGACTGATTCATATCGTCATCGTCATCGTCGCAATCACTAATTCTCAGTGTATCTGGATCAAAAGCTAGATCAACTTTCTGTCCAACACCACTAGAGGATCTTGTCTTCATAAATTGAATTTGATAACGTCCACGTTCTCTCATTGCTCTACTTGTAAAGATACCAATAACATTATCTGCTGTCTGTATCTTACTAAGTCCGCCACTAATATGACTGTGATCAAATTCAACTTCTTCAACTGCTGCTCTGTTTAACTGACTTGCTGTTACGAGTACTGCCTTAATCTCCATGCCAAAGTTTCTAAGTTCTTCTGATACATATTTGTCTTTAATAAACAAGTTTTCAGCACTAACTTTAACGCCCATTGGCATTAATAGATCTAAGTAATCGATTAAGATAGCATCGGGCATGAAGCCTTTTCTAATTGAATATTCTTTTACATATGCTCTTAAGTCATTAACATTCTTACCACTGGGCATATACTTAACTTGTATTGCTCCGCCCTTTTTACCTGCGACTTTAACTTTAATTTCAACGTCATCAATCTGTTTAAAAATTTCTCTAGTAGTAACACCGGTAATCATACTATCAATACGCATAGATGTAAGTTCTTCACTAAGTTCTAATGAGACATAAAGAACATTAAGTCCAACTGAAGAAAAGTTAACAGCAAGATTCTGTAGGAACAAACTCTTACCAGCACCAGAACCACCTGCAAAGATATTCAGTTCTCCTCGATTAAAGCCGCCATAGAGTTTTTGATCTATAGCCTTCCATCCAGTAGATACCTGTCCATTATTATCTTTAAGTTTCAGAAGTCTACTTCTCGGATCAAAGAAATAATCAGTGCCCATATCTTTAGCAAGACTAATTTGTACCGCAGCCTTAATCTTTGCTTCTACAGGACCATAATCGCCTTTTCCAAGCAAGTCTGCGCATTCGAGGATTGCACGTTCTAAGGCTTTATGTCTAGCAAACTTCTCAAACTCATCAAGCAGCCATTCATAATTTTCCTTAGGAACATCTGTAGCATCTTGTAAGTCAAGTCCAGTATCTGCCTTAATAATTTTTAGTTCAGGCATTACCTTATATTTGTCTACATATACTTTAAGTTTTTCTGCAACTGGTTGTAGTTTACGATCAAATGACTGTGGATCAAAGATGTTTTGTACTCTCACAAACGATTCTGCGTCTGCTAAGAACATCTCCAAATAAAGTTTCTGTATGTCGTAAGAGTACTCTGCCATATTGTATTATAGTACCTTGATTGGTTTAAGTAAAAGATTATCTTTTCAAAGTGTTTGCATGAGTAAGAACTGGTACGTTATAGTGTTTTCTAAATGCCTCAGCATCAAGACTATCATTAACCATCGGTTTACCTTTAATGTTTAAACTAGTATTGAGTAGCATTGGACAACCTGTTTCTTCATACCATGCTTCGAGAAGTTTACGAAATCCAGTTCCGTTATCGGGAACGGTTTGAACACGACTAGTATGATCAACATGTATAATAGCAGGAAACTCATTTGAGCGTAAGCAAGGTACAGCATATTGCATAAACCTAGATGTGTGTCCGTTTAATTGGAAGTAATCCTTAGCATGTTCTTCTAGGATAGCAGGAGCAAACGGTCTAAACTTCTGTCGTCTCTTAATTTCATTTACTTTGTCTTTAATTGTATTTGATCTTGGATCAGCAAGTAAACTTCTATTACCTAATGCTCTAGGGCCAAACTCTGCTTGTCCATTTGCTACACCAACTGGTAGACCTTTTAAGAGAACTTCTAATGTTTCTTTAATGGGATAGTGACCTGGAATATCGTAACCCCAATAGCAATGTTCCCAATCAATTTTTTGTTTACGATATGCTAGTACTGTACCTACACTTGATCCAGCATCACCTGGGTTGGGATAAATCCAAACATTAGTGAATACTTCTAGTGCTAGATCGTTAGCAACACAATTAAGAGCACAACCTCCTGCGAGTGCTATTTTATTAGCACCTGTTAATACCATTGTCTTAAGTAGCAAGTCTCCAAATTTTCTTTCGTAGATTGCTTGTGTTGCTGCGGCAATATTAAATATATCTTGTTCGCTTGTTAATTCAGGTGCCCACCATTTACAACCACGATGTAAATTATGTTTTAATCTAAAGTCATCATTCCAATCGCCTGGTTCAAAGAAGTCTTCTAGTATACGACCGTATAGTTTATTTGGATCACCAAAAGCAGCCATACCCATAAGGATATATTCTTCTTCGTTAGGTTTAAGACCTATACGTTGAGTCATAGCAGAGTACCAAAGTCCTATACTATGAGGATATACTTGTTTCCAAATTTGTTTAAGACCTTTATCTTTATTTGCTGTCCAGATAGAAGTAGTAATCCATTCACCTATAGAATCAATGCATAGAACAGCGCAAGAATCAAAAGGACTAGTATAAAATGCTCCAGCGGCATGTGCTTCGTGATGGTTGGAATATTTGATAGGAGCATGTATACCGTAACTAGCCAAATAATTTTTAATATTTCGATCATTCCAGCACTCTTTTACATTCTGACCGGCATATACTTGTCTAGCAAATTTCCAATTAGGATTTTCGTACCAACATACTAGATCTGGTTCACCTGCTAGTTGTATAGCATATTTAATCATTTTATAGTCTAAATGACCATCGTTCTTAATTCCACTGAATCGTTCGCTATGACTAGCAAAGAGCAATCGATCATCATCAAATACTGCAAGTGCAGCATCATGACTGTTAGCAGATATTCCCCAAGTGATCATTTGTAATTAAATGGATCTTTCTTACGTAGTTCTTTAAGACGTTTTCTAAATTTATATTCGTCTCGGATAGCATGCCAGGGCCATGTAATAATTTCCCATAATTTTTTCATATCTTCATCCTTAATTTAATTTTAAGTGGATTACTTTCTATATTCATTATGATACTTATCAATGTAGTTAATCTTCCATATCTTTTCACAGCATCAGCAGCATCTTTAATATCTTCTTCCCAAGGGGGTAAACTAACAGACCACCCGTTTTCTATAGAAGCTTTTAATAGTT